GCCGTGCAAGGTGTCGTGCTGGTGCCAGGCTCCGATTTGCTGCTCCGGTACGTAGGTCAGGCCCAGGAGCTTCCCGCTAGTGGACGTAAACCAGACGAGCGGCATGGGAGCCTTGGCGTAGGCGATATCCTTGATGTCGTAGCCGTCGAATAGGTGGGCCGCGCGGAGGGAAAGATCCCCCGTCAGGAAGCCACCAGCCTGCCAATTGTAGGCGCATTCACGGACATGGCCGCCCCGCGCCGCCGCGTACAGCATGTTCGTGTTGACGATAACCGGCTGCGCAGGACCCGCGCCGATGTAGGACTGGGGCATGACCGAGATCGAGCTGGGGGTGATAGCGTCGGAATTAACAGACGTAACCCGCCACTCCGCCGAGGAAGTCAGGAGCACCAACTGGCTGAGCGGGACGATATGCCGGATGGTGTTGGCCTCGCGGGCCGCTACCCTAATTTTGATGCGGTTGTCGTCGCGTAAGGGCAGCGAATAGCTAAGGGTGGATTCCGTGCCCGAATTAGTGGCCCAAAGGCTCTGGGGGCACTGTAAAGACCCCGCAAACCATCTACGCTGTTCGTAATACGAAACCGCGCCGGGGTAGGTGGTAGGGGCGTAGAAATTATTGTCTATGATCGGGGGCGTTACGGACAGGTCGGGCGCGATATTATCATCGACCAAAGAGGTCCCGTCAGTCTGGCCGATATAGCCGTATACCCCGCCCTGCATTTTATAGACGTTGTATCGGGAGGCGCCCGATACCGCACTCCACGAAATGGTAATGTAGTTTCCCGAGGTATATAGGTTCCCAGCTACGGAAGCCGGTGTGGAAGGCCCCGACTCGGTGATCAAATCCGGGAGCACGGCGGTTACCACATACGAATAATGATAGGCGGTGCCGCTCCCCTTCTGCACGGCACTGACGCCCGTAGGAGAAGCGGGATCGGAGAAGTGAATCCTGCCAAATTCCCACCGGGTGGCGCTGACTCGCTTTAATTCGCTAGGGCGGTGATTCACATGGGCCAGAGTAAGAACGTCGGCCGATTGCACAAAAGTGACATCGAACAATTCGCTCCCGGAGTAGGGGCTATAGGCTTCGTACTCGCCGGTTGCGGGTAGAAGATGCCAGTATTCCGTCCAAAAGATAGGGAAGGAGGATGCCGAAGTATGGCCGGAGCGGCAGTAATACTTATTCCCGGAGTAGGTCACCAAATCGCCAATTGTGTAGGCGGTACTTGGGGCCCAGGCCGACGCGGCGGGGGCCATCAACGTAGCCCCGTTGGTGTGGAAGCGGAAGTACCCCTCCCCCATCTCCAGAACCATCGTCTGGGTAGAGGAAAAGGTAAAGGGGATCAAGCGAACGGCCTTTGTGCTGTCCTTGACCGCCCGGACAAACTGGAAGCCGGCGCGGTTCTCGGCCGGGCCTTGGGGCTTGGTGACGAAATTTAGACACTTCGCCAGCCCCGCTTGGAATTTGGCGTCGGCGATCTGCCCGTACATGTCCGGGCCGAGTTCGCCGCCCGAAAAGGAGCGTTGGAATGCGCGGCTAGACACCGATTACCTCCTGTTGATCCAAGGGACGATATGCCGGACGGAGGCCAAGGGCTGGTTGGCGTCGGCGCTGACGGCCATGCCCAGCACTTCCTTGTAAACAGCCAAGCAGCGCTTGGCCTCAGCGGCGCCCTTCTCGCCTTTGATAATCGGGCCGGCCAGCATCGAAGCCACCAGCCAGGACAGAGCCATGACGGCCAGGGGCGGGAATTTGGCGGTGTCGGTCACAGACTCGACGTAGCGCAGCACCGCGTTTTCCTGATTCGTGAGAATCGCCTCTTCGCCTGTCGGCAGCGTTTCAATTGCGAAAGGCTGCGGCGCGTAGGCGAGAGGGCGATAAGACAGCGGCAAGTAGGCCTGCTCGGTTTCGAACGTGGCCGGTATGGTGTAGTCGTCGCTGGCCTCGGGATCGAGAACGGCGATGGCCCTTATCATCAAGTTAGGTTTTCCGTAGGCATAGGCCCAAGGCGCCACGGTAGCCACCAGCGGAGTCAAGCTGATGCGCCGGGTGGCCCATGACCAGTCGTGCGCTTCGATAAGCATCCCCCGCGCGACCGGGTAGAATCTTGAGCAGTGTTCGGCCTGGGCCGATCCCTCGGGCGGGTCGAGGCTGGCTACGTTGGCGGTATCGCCCAGATGGCTCAGCGCCAGGTTGCAAATTTCGACATCGCTCGCCATGGTATCCTCCTAGTTAAAGCGGGGGCGCAGTTACCTACGCCCCCGCCAGGTGGTTCAGTTACCGCCCTCAGTCATCGAGAGCGCCGTCGAAGGCATCCTTGGAAGGCCTTTTGTGCTTGCCCTCGTCCTTCTTTGCGGGCTGCGCGTCGTCCAAGGCTTCCAAGCGGCCGTCAAGCTCCTCAACGTCGAGGATTTCGCCGGCATCGTGGATGCCGCCATTGATGAAGGACTTAACCTTTAGTCTCGCTCTCATGCCTCACCTCAGACCGTGTAGCCGGACGGGTAGAACTTCTGGCCATCCTGGAACGTCTCCACGATGTCGACAGTCACCTTGCCGGCAGTGGCGTTCGAGCCGCCCACGGTGAACGACGCGCCCAGATACCGCTCGCCCTTCGAGCCTTTGAGCGGGGGGATGGGTAGAACGAGCTGCTTACCCGCAGCCAGGCCGCCGCTGGCCAGAGTGACGGACACCGTATTGATGACCGCCGGAGAGCTGAGCGAAGCGTTATCATCGGTGACGACGTTGAACGCCAGGCTGGTGAGGGTGGCGAAGGTCTCGGTAATGGTAAATACCATGTACAGGGGTTTGCCTTCGCCAATGTCGCGGATCTGCGACAGGTCGATAGTATTGGTGGACACCGCCGAAGCGGTGACGGCCTGATCGGCGCTGAGTCTCAGCAAAGCATCAGTAATCATCATTCTCTCCTTTCAGGGCCAGCTTAGCTGACCACGGATTCGGTGTTGAGGATGGCGTCGCAACGACGGATCGGAACGCCCAGGTAGGTCATCCAGTTGGTCGGGGTGCCGAACTGAGTCAGGCCCTTCTCGACTTCCAGAACGCCCGAACTCATCGAACGAGCCATGCGGCGCAGACCGCCATACACGGTGCGGTTCATGTAGAACACCGGACGACCGAAGCCCAGGTTCGGGATCTTGTCCAGAGCGGTGTTCATCACGTCGATGATGTTGGTCGCTGCGGTGATGGCCTGGGTGCCGGACAGGGCGGCCAGCGCGTCGGTATCGATGTTGCAGATGCGGACGACATAGCGCCAATCCTTGACCACAAGGCCGTTCTTCCACTGGTACAGGGTGGCCATAGCTTCCAGGCGGGTGCCGTCGCTGTTGTAGACAGTCTGCTGGCCGAGGTCGCTATGGATCAAGCCGGCCTTGGAGCCCTTGGGGAAGGGGCAGTACACCGTCTGATCGCCCCATACGACCAGGTAGATCGAGGTGTTATGGGCAGCGTCCGCACCGCCAGCGCTCAGGACGTTGGTGCCGTTGCCGGCGGTGGTCGAGCTGTAGCGCGGCGCGAGGCCGAGGAACTGCTTGGGGTCGGTGGCCGGGTTGCCATAGAACAGCTTGGAAGCCTGCTCCTGGTTCATGGCTTCGAGGAAAGCGCTATCTTCGGACAGACGGAACGCAGCGGCGTTGCCGTTCAGCTCGATGAGATCCTTGTCCACTTCGGAACGGGCCTCGAGCATGCCGCAAGCCTCATCGACCTGCGCGGTCGTGGACTTGCTGGACGGGATGCCCTGATTGAGCGCGCGCCAGTAGACGGCGGGGAGGCCGGTGCGGATGACGACACGTTCGCCAGTCGGCAAGTTGCCTTCCTTGAAAACGGCGTCGGTCAAGATCTCGTTGGTCGTTGAAAGCAGCTCGGCGATGATCGGGATATTGCCGTCGGGGTCCTGCCGCTTCGCCCAATCAACAAGGGTCAAATTGGTAGCCGTGAGAGTGCTCATTCGATTCTCCTTTTATTTTTGGCCAGGGTAAAGCTTGCTGGCCATTGAGTTGAAGTCATTAGGGGCCGCGCCGCCTTCCTTGTGTCCGCCTTCGAAGTTGTCAGGCGAGAAGGCTTTGCTGACGCGGTAACAATACCTGATCCACTCGGGGTGGTTGCCCAGGCCAGTGTCGTCGAGCATCTGCTTGAACTCGGGCGTAGCGAACTTGTCGATGCTCTGCTTAGCGAGTGCCAGGTTCTCGTTGAACTTGGCGCCGCCGAACTCTGCGTCTACCTTGCTGGCCTCGGCCCATTCGCTACGAACCCGCGCGATCTGCGCCTGCTGCTGCTGCGCCAGGATCGGGCCGACCTTATCAATCATGGTCTGCGCGGCTTCCTGCGTCAGGTTCAGCTCCTTAGCCACTTCCGAATAGCCCTTGAGAAACTCGGGGTCGAAGGTCTGGCCTTCGGCCGCCTTGAACTCGTAGACTTCCGGCGCGCCGGCCTTGGGCACGGGGGTAGGATCCGGCGCGGGAGTCGGGGTAGGCTCCGGCGCGGGAGTCGGGGTAGGATCCGGCGCGGGAGTCGGGGTAGGCTCGCCGCTATTGGGAGTTGTCGCGGTCTGCTCTTCTGCCATCTGTGTTCTCCTTCATCATTTGTGTGTAGAGTTCGGGACAGGCTCTCATGACCAGATCCAGCGCACGATTCCCGGCGTTCCTGTTGCCCTCGTTGAAGGCCATGATCATAGCCGTGGGGCTGAACGTCGAACGGTATACGCCTGTCTGTTCAAGATGCCGCCAGACTATCCGACGGCCGCGCTTACACGACATGAGCCATTTGATGTCGGCCAGCTCGTTAGCGCGCGCATTCTCAGCCGATGTAACGGCTTCGAGCTGCTTGGCGTTCTGGCCTTCCAAATCAAAAGGGTCGTGTGCTGCCATGATCTATGGCTAACACACGACCCTTCGGGTATGGGTACGGGTTTTTACGTAGGCGGGGACTGCAACAAGACATTGAGGCTCCTGATATCAGCGGCCGGATGTAAAGCCGCCAGCGCTTCGTGGCTGTCCGCCTGGTACTCTGGCAAGGCTTTTAGCATATTCCCAGCGTCGTCGTCAGTGACAACCCCCACGATATCCGAGCCGTCGGCGGCGGTGCCAATCTTGAAGGCATTACAAAATGACACGCCCCCGAACTCGTACAGCGCCCCCTCGGCGAGGGTAGGCGAGACCAGATAGACTATCAAGGCAGCATCTCCTTTGAAAGGCGGACGCATTCGGCGTCCGACACGATTGAATTAAGCCACCGGAGGCCCCCAACGTGGATCGGGAAGTTCCCGCCGCCGTAGAACCAGCGCAGGCGGTTGCTGGAGTGGATCGGGAAGAACCCGCGATATGTCTGGCCGCCGGCCAGTGTGGAGTGTGACCAGGTGAGCGTGTCGGTGGTGGGGTTGTAGATGCCGACGCGCATGCGGCCGAGGGCTGCGGACCACTGGGAGATTAGGCAGTAGCGGCCGGTTGGTAGACCGGTCGAGTTGGCCCTCATGGCATAGTTAACTCCATCTCCGCAGTCGAGATATACATTGGGGCCGGAACTGGATCTGTAAAAATATAGCAGTGACGGATTAGATCCATTATTAAATTGAGTACATACGTTAAATATTTTTGCCAGTGGCCACGCTGCGGAGTCAGTTAACCCCACCCACTGGCAGATCGTGCCTTCCCCGGGGTTGGTCTGGCCGGATTCGAGGACGCGGCGGACGTAGTTGATGGTGACGGTGCCGTCGAATGATGGACTGGCCTTAATAAATAAGTTAATTGATCCGGCACACGTTAGACGCTCAATATACGCACCATTATCACTACGTACTATACCCGAACCAGATGATCCTGCAGCGAGATAAACATTGCCAGCAGTGCAATTAGAGACACTATAACTAACCTCATATATTTGCCCGATAACCATTGATGTCGCATGGTAAACCCACGCATTAGTTGAGCGTGCCGTGAAGGCCAGTATTTTATTGCCACCACTAATTGTAACGTATGAAAGGGCGTCTGGTGTTGATCCAGATGCCGTCCATGCAGTCGTAAAATCAACACATTCCCCGGTCAGGCTGTCTAGCATCGCCTGACTCAGTGGAATGCTCAGCCCGTTGCCGGAGGTGTCAGCGCCCTCGGAAGCGCGGGTGATAGCAACACCCTCTGTGTAGATATACGAGGTTACAACAGGCCCCACAACGAACTGAGCACCTGATATAAACCCACTGTTGCCAGATAGCTCTAGCCCGATGGATGCAGCCGCAGTGCTGGATGTTACAGTAGGCGTGATGGTAACAGACAGCCTAAACCAGCCGTTGCCAATGTACTCATACTGGAGCTGGGACGATATCGCACTGGGATCTGATAGACCACTGAATGTGCGAGTGGCACAATCGAATAGGACGGATACCGCCTTGCTGCCATCGTAGCCCGCCAGCCTGAATTTGCCTGAGATGGCCTTGACGTGGATTGACCAGTTAACAGGGGTGCCAGCCGTGACGGAGATGTCGTACCTGCCAACGCGTCCAATGTTGGCCGTAGCGGTTAGGATGGTTGCATATCGAGGCGCACCGGATTCGTCGGTCAGTAGGTACTCAGTAGGTGATACAGACGTGGTGCAATCGTTGAGCGTATGCCCATGCTCTGCGGTGAACGAGTTTGACCATAGCGCAACATTGGTGGCGCTGCCCTCCAAAATCCATCCCGTACTTCCGACGCGAGGAACATTAACACCGACCTGCTTGACCTCACCCGAAGCCGCGGTGTAGGTTGCGCCCCCCGGACGTGCGAACGAGGCGCTAGTCACCTCGCCGTAGCGCGTGACTACGCGCTTATCCGCCGATGCGGGGAATATAACCATCGGCGCGATGGCGGCGAGGTTATCGCCCGCGCAGTCGATCAAGTCGATGCCGAGTAGCTCGTCCATGCCTAATACAGGGCCACGATGGAGCTGGCCGTGGTGCCGGTAGCCTTGACCTTGCTGACTCGCACGGGGAGTTTAGTACCCGTCGGCACGTTAGCGAAAGTTACGTCGGTACCGTCGGCGGCCATGGTCACAACGACATCGCCCCCGGACCCGATATACAGGGCGCGGGGAACAGGGTTAAGGACCGTGGAGTCCGATTTAGTAACGGCCGCCGCGTATTCGGCCGGGGTAACGTGGTTGTCGATCTTTTGGTTAGGTGCGCTCATAGATCCCTCCTATGCGCCTGCCGGCGCGTCGTAGCCTGTGAATGCGCTCATGATACCCGAGAGCGCGGTATCGCCGTCGGTCGGCGACTGCGCGAGATTCTTGGCGGTCTGGCTCTGCTGCTCTGCTGCCGCCATCTGCTCGGCCTGCTGGGCCGCTTGGGCGCGGGCCTGTCTGACGGCCTCTGCCTTGTCGCGCGGCACGATATACTTGGCGCTGACGCCCAGCAAGTCGGCGGTATCCTCGACCCAATAGTCAGCGTCGAGCCGATCAAGGACTTCGGGCTTGTACGAGGCGACCGCTCCGATGCTCCCGATCCACCTGTCAACGCTGTTGACTCCGATAGCCCTTTGAGCCTGCGCGAGCACGGAAATAAGCTCGATTCCGATCTCCATGCCGCGCAACTCGTCGGGGGGCTGGGGCAGAAGGTTTGCGTTCTTGGCCTGAGTGAAAGCCATCTCGACCATGGGCTTGAACAAATCTTCGTGCAGCCTCTCAAGAGTAGGCCCAAGCATCAGGAGCTTCTCTTCCTGGAGCAGCGCGACTTCGGTTGCGGTCTTGCGCGAATCGACCGAGTTGGCCAGCATCAGAAACAGGTCAGTGTAAAACACGCTGTTGATGCGCTGACGAACGTCCACGATGTCGGCGCCCAAGTGCTGCAAGTTGAGCTGCGTCTCAAACATCGAGCGCACGCCTCCCGTGGGAGACGCGGCGTCGTAATAAGTAATGCCGCCAGGGAGGCGGTCAATGGGCGAGTTCTTGAGGTGCGACGGCACCTGGAGCGGCGGGTTGGTCTGATAGTCGATGCCCTGGGCCTTGCGGAGCTGCTCATGCTGGAGCTGCTTGATGTCGCCCAGGGCTTCCATGCCCGGGCCGTTGCCGTAGATGTCGCCACCGGCCACGGCCCAGCGGGGAACCAGCGCCGGGAACTGCGGGAAGCCGGACTCGCGTAGGAACTTGCCCTCGTTGCCGCCTGCCTCGAGATAGTAGGAGGCCCACGGCATGTTCTTGTTGTCGCGCTTCGAGAAGTCCCTGTCTGCGCGGGGCTCAATGGCATGGATCAGCGGAATCCAAGAGTCCAAGCTGCCCTTGTCGAAGAGGTTCTTAACGGCGGTCGAGCAGTTGTCATACCCGAAGGACTTAACGACCGCCGAAACCTGCTTCTCGAACTCGCGGTAGATCGTGCACACGTTGCCCTTGTAGTCGGCCGCGATAGCGTACTCTCCGATGGTCAGCGGGTAGTGGTGGATTACATTATCGTAATCGGGGAGCAGGATAGTGGCGCCGGTAGCGAACGCTCCCAGCTCTTCGTACATCTGATGCAGAGCGCGGTAAGTGTTTGACTTAGCGAAGATCCGCAGCAGCAGCTTGGCCACGTCATCTAGCCAGATCCTAACGGGCTGGTAGGTGTTGAGGTCGTCGTCTGACGTCGCCAGGCGGAACCACGGACGCGCCGGACTGGTGGCGCCGGACATCAGGCCGCTGGCCAGGATGCGATTGGCGCGGGTGGCCGTGGAGTCGTAGATGCTGTTCATGCGCCGGCCGCCGCGATTACGGTCACTAACGAAATAACGCCCCTGATAGGGCATTAGGTAGGTACTGATTTCCTGCCAGTGCGTCATCCAAGAAGCGCGCTCTGTCTTGAGCGCGCCCCAGCGAGTCAGGATCTTATCAGGACTCATCCTATCAGACACTGGTCTAGCCTCCGAGCAGGGTGGACTTGCCTAGCGACATCTCGCCCAGGTTGGCACCCTGCGGGCCGGTCAGCAGCGTGCCGCCCATTCCGCCCTTGGCCGCCTGTTGCGCTGAGGCTAGGATAGCGTTGGCGTTCGGGCGCTTCTGGTTGGCGCGGTTATAGGCCTCGTCTGCGGCTTTCGCGGTTGCCATGGAGTCAGCCAGGGCTTGGCGCTGCGAACGCTTTTGGGCAGTCGCCGCGCGCTCGCCCTCGTAGATGGAATACCCCGTGTTGGCTACCATAGCAGCAGCGCCGATTATTGCGGCGGCGGTGAGTGCGGCCATTAGTTCGCCTCCTTGATATGCGCGCGTTCGAAAGGCCTGTACCCCAGGCGCTCGAACATCCCGCCCGCCGGATAGGTGCCGTCGACCGACAGGTCCGACATCGTGAAATATTCGACGCCTTGTTCCCTTCCCCAAGCTTCGAAAGCCTCGATTAGGGAGCGGGCGACCCCCCTGGAACGCCGGTCTGGGCTTACCCAAAGGGCCAGCTCAGCGGCCGTGAAGGCGCCGACGTACCAGATGGGGGTCACCATGCCCATGATAGCGCCTTCGACGACGCCATCAGTCTCGCTGACCAATACAACGCCATTCTCCATGAGGTAGCGGATCATGCGTTCAGTGGCTTGAGGAGAAAAAGGGGTTGGAAGTCCCGTGTAAATAGCGAACTTCCAGCCCATGCCCAAAAGGAGGAGGAGGTCGGTTTCCTGCGCGTGTCTTACCATGATACATACCTGTTTACCAGACGACCGGCGAGGTATGGGTACTAGTTTCTTAATGAGGCGTAAGGGTCGTATTCTTTGCGCTTCTTCGTGAGGGCGATGGTGTCGCGCTTGGCGACGGGGAAAGCGTATGTTAGCGCCAGGGCGTCGGCAATATCAGGACTCGCGCCTTCGGGCATCCGTTTCTTGATGTCGTCTTTCGATTCCAGGACCAGGCGGTTTTGACTATCGAACTTGTAAAACGGCGTCGCGAGTTCGAGTTTCAGCGCGTTGTCGTTCGGAATAGACAGCCCGGAACGTATCGCCTCAGCCACCTCGAACCACATCTCAGTGCGCTTGTTGACGTATCGCTGATCGGAAGCGCGACCACCGAAATTGACCTCAATTACCGAGTGCCCCAGCTGCCGCAGCCGGTCGATAACGCCCGCGCCGGCACCTGCGTCCACGAACACCGCATCGGGCTGCCATTGCTCGATCTTGAGCGCCACGCGGTTAGCCAGCTCCATGTTGTCGAGGCCCCTGTAAACCAGGGGATTGAATACCTGAAGCCCCTGGCGCGGCACAATCACGCTGCGGTCGTTGCCGAAGCGCGCAGGATCGACGCCTAGAATCTTGGGCGCATAGTCCATTGCTCCGGGCTTGTATTCGATACGGGAAGCGGCCTCGACATCGTTAAGGGACAATAGCTGATCGTCGCCGGCCGCGCTGAAGTCGCACAGAAACTCACGCGCAAACGCCTGCTCGCTCATTTCGAGACGAAGCTGCTCGACTTCATCAGCGGGCAGGGCGTCCGTATCGTAGACGGTATAGCGGGCGGAGCCCCAGTCTTCCCAGTCCTCCGCGCCGAAGTATAAGGCGCTGAACAAGTTGATGCCCTTAGGAGTCCCCAGGAACCAAGCCCACCCGCGCCTGTCCGATAGCGCCGGCCTTATGATCTCTTCCCACACCTCGGGCTTTACCTGCGCCACCTCGTCGATCACAGCCCCGTCGAGGCGAACCCCGCGCAAGCTGTCCGGGTTGTCAGCCCCCAACACGCGGATGACCGCGCCGTTAGGCCTGAACCTTACGGTCAGCTCCGATTCGTTGATGTCGACGTGAACGCCGAACGGAGCCACCATCTGCTTGAGCCGCGCCCAAGCGATTGTCTTAGCCTGCTTAAGGAGCGGCGCGACGTAAGCGTAATGCGGGAGGTCGAGAGTGTTCTTAAGGGCGGCGTTGCAGAGTTTCTTGAGCGCCAGTTCTGTTTTACCAGCGCGGCGATGAAGAACTAGGACCAGGAAGCGTTTGCCTACCGATAGATTGGCGCATTCGCGCTGCCAAGGGCGCATCGGATGCCCGATGCGGATTGGATCACTCAAACTCATTCACGAATTTTATCGTCGCAGCCGCCTCAACAGCCGCATTGAGATCCCGGGGAACTACCTTACCGACCAGAGTCATGAAAGCGTTAGGATTGTCTAATGCCTGCTGAACCAGATACGCTTGGCCGCCGACTTCGCTCAGCGCCCCCAGAATCATTTCCTTGAGTTCGGCGGTAGTTTTATTCGGGGACCCCTTCCGCCGCCCACCTGTCTTTTTTCCTTTAGCCATCTGTCCGCGTCCGTTTTAGATTACAATTTTGTAATCAGGGTATGCGTTTCCAACGATGCGCCCACTGAGCCCGGACCTCATAGCGGCAGATCTTACCGACTGTTCTAACCGGTATCTTAAGCCGCATCGCGATCCATCCGTAGCTTTTGCCCTGGTCTTCATGATATTCCCTGATGAGGTCAACTGTCGCGTCCGAAATAGTTGAGCGCGGATGGGTTTCGCCGATCCGCTTCCCGATCTCGTTTACCGCGACGTATTTGCCCATCGCCCCCCTGCCGCCATATGTGGTGCGCCTGCGATCTGACAATACCACATATGGCGGCTAGGCTGTCAATAACCATTTTTCAGACTTCACGCTCCCTGCCGTATTCCGATTTGCACAGCTTCCACAGCGCCCGAGGTACGGAGTCCTTGTTAGGCACCGCTGCGATAACCTGGCGCACCCGGCCGCCCGGATTGCCCTCCAGGAATTTAAGCAGCTCCATCAGGTCGCTTTCCTCGGGGTCAACCAGCGCCACGCCGTTACCGTGCAAGATCTGGATACGGTGGGCTTCTTGTAAGGGGCTTACACGGCCTCCGGTCCTCTTATTCTCGATGGCCACAAACCATCCGCTTACGCACGCCACGATATCCGGGACTCCCAAAACCTCGCAGCCAACCTCGCGCGCGTAGTGGCCGCGCTCGTTAAGAAGCTTGATCATGTCCTTGGTTTCCATTGCGTTTCCTCCGAACAGCATCGAGCACGAAGGCTTCGGCTGCCAGCAGGAGCTTACGCTCCCCCACTGACAGGCCATCAGAAACACCCGCCTCTTCGACCGCCTTCCGTAACGCCACAAGCGATTCCGCATCCGCGAATCTTACCTCGGTCATGAAGCCCAGCAACTCAGTCAGCATCGGGCTTCGCCTTCTTTCCGAACGGGCATGCCCTTAGGCAATACTCCCCGAATTGCTGATGGCAATCCGCACAGGGCGCGGCCATCGATGCGTAGCCGCCTATGCGCTCAAGTTGCGCTGCCCCTTCTCCC